ACAGCTGCAGTCCAACAAACCAGAATCAAGAATGAAGTTGCAATAGGTATTAATCCGCGTTCTGTGGAATGGTTACAATTATACAATCATTTACAATCTCGTGGAGAAAATACTGTTGCTGGTGATTTTGCGAATTATGATGGAACATTGAATGCCAATTTGCTGCAAGATTTGTTTGAATACATGATTAAATGGTATGATGATGGTGAATACAATGCAAATGTTCGTCGAGCCTTAGCAAGGCACATTTTTCAATCTACACACATTTCTCGTTTTTGCGTTTATCGTTGGACTCATGGTCAACCTTCTGGTTGTCCCATGACTTCCATTCTTAATAGTGTGTACAATTCTGTTATGGCTCGGATATGTTATTATGACATTCCTGAGGTCAAGGGGGTTAGTTTTGATCAAGCTTGTACCATGATTTCATATGGGGACGACAATGTTTTCAATTTTCAGCAATGGTTTTATGACCAAGGCTTATTGAAGCAGTTTTGTGATAATTATGCTAAATATGGCATGACTTACACTTCTGCTGATAAGAAAGGTCTCCCTGTTGCTGGAAGTATCGATGATGTTGAGTTTTTGAAGCGCAAGTTTATGTATAACATCAAATATTCGCATATGATGGCACCCATTAATTTGGAAGAATGTTTGGAAATCATGAATTGGACTAAGGGAACCCAACATAGAGCAAATACTATTGAAAGAGTGGAAAATTGCTTAGAGGAACTCGTTTTTCATGGAAAACAAGTCTATGAAGAGTGGGCTCCACGGATAGTGGCTAGTTGCCGCGCACATAACATAAATGTGAATGATTTTTGTTATGATAAGAGAGTTATGGAATTCATTGATGACAATGGATATTATGACATTTGTATTTAAAACCTGGTAATAACACACTTGACAATGGGAGTGATGATGGTGTGGACTGTATCCAGGTGGGCACTTTAGTGTTCGTCGCAGCCCTTTTTAGGGTTATCGTATCTACTTGCGACTAATAAGTGGGGTGATACGACTCCCTTT